CGGAAAGAACGCCAAGGCTATGGGCATTGCAACCCCTGTGTACCCGGATAGTCAACTTTTTGATGAAAAAACCCAAGATATTTTAGCAATTATTGGCCTCATGGCTCGTCGCCCTGCGATTGGGCGCTACCTGACCGGAATGATGGATCAGCCGTGTAGCGCCATAACGGAATTAGCAGCTGAATGGGCATCGATCCCCTTACCTATAGATCGAGGAAGCTGCAAGAAAGGACAGTCCTATTATTGTGGAGGTTCAGATAAAGCGGCCCCTGGACACACCCTAGGAGAAATAGAAGCAATTCTAGCTGCAGCGAGAGCCCGATTATTGGCTTCTGGGGCGTATGCTAGCGCTTTAAGCGCAGGCCGCGTAGGACCAACAGGAGCATAATTATGGGTGATTTGTACGACCCTAGTATTTTTACAGCTGGAGATGCAGCATTAGATTTGCTGGGCAATGCGATTCGTAAAGCCATGGCAACGAATATATTTGGAGGAAAAACCAAGTTTGTTGCGCGCGCCCTGGAAGATGAATACACCCTGAACGCATTAGAAGCCCGCGGCGTGGCAAATAGCTCCACTGAAGGCGGCCGCGGCGAAAGTGTTGCATTTCGAGCAAGAATAATTGGAGAGCACTCCCCTCATGATTTCATTCCAGATCCATGCGACCCGGCAATCGCAGTAGACAAACAACATGTTAGTCAATTGATATCGATGCACACTTTGTTTGTTGATTCCGATCAGACTGAAAGAGATCCAGTAACGAGGGGGGATATCGTATATGTCGAACTGGATCCGGCATACTTCGGCTTCTCTTACAACCTTGAATATGGCAAATTTTTAAAAGTGGTAAGTGTAGAAACTCCCCCATCGGCCACTGGTCAAGAGTGCTCGTCGCTTAAAAACCTTTTTTGACCAGGGTGCCAAAACAGTGTCACAGGCCACTGGCACGGGAAGCTTGCCTTAAAGCCGGCCCCAGCCAATATAAATTATATGATTGGATGTTTGGGAAGTGCTGAAGGCATAAATAACTACAAAAACAACTAAATTTGATTTAATATATAAAAAAAGGCTATTTATTGTCGTGAACAATAGCACGCCAAATATAGTGAGAAAACAAGGAGAGATACATGTTTGATTATGAAGATCAGCCGGAGAGCATTCCGGCATCTAACCTACCGCCTCAGAGCCCCTCCCCCCCGGGCGACGATAGCGCAGAGGTACTGCCTCCGAAAAGCGGCTTGTTTCATACCTCATTTCCTTTGGACGATATGTTTTATAAAAGGTCCCAAGATGAAAAGGTAATGAAAAATGCCGGCGCATATGTTGTCTTGGGTACTGACCGCCCAGCATCAGACCGCGATGGCTATGGTGCTTTCGCGCCCGACAAGGCCGCTTCGATTGATTTAGTTGTTGGAAGAATGTCCTCGGCCGCCAAGGGAGACGGCCCTCGCCGCCCCGCTTGGGTTGATAACAGCTTTGCTGGGGATGCCGCTCGCATTCACATTAGTCAATTGACCGATATTGATCATAACTTTGGGATAGCCGGCAACGATACTCCGCAGTCAGTAGCTCGTTCGGGCATCGGAATCAAAGCAGATGCGGTTAGAATTATTGGTCGTGAAGGCGTTAAAATTATCTCAGGTACCGGCATCGGTGTTGGTGGTTTTGGCAACAAGGGGGAAACCAACTCGCTGGGAGGCAAGATCCACCAGCCATCACCAGAGATCTCACTGATTGCGGGCAACAGCGCTGAAGACAGAATCGTGTGGGGTGGATTTTTTAACCCGCGTGAAAGAGTTAAAGGGCTGCAACCAGTTCCACTTGGTTATGTGACGCGAGATTGTCTCATGGAATTATCAGAAATATTAGATCTGACAATAGCAACATTAAATACTGCTATGATTATTATAGAGGCTTTTAATAGTATTTTAGGCATAGATCCTTTGCGACCTTGGATCCCGCCGTCCTCAACTCTTGTCAATGCTCTTCTCTTGGGATTTGTCAACGATTCCCTCTTCCAGTTAAGGGCAAACAAGTTTGCGTGGGAACACAACTATTTGTGGCCTTCGGGATACAAGTATATTTGCAGTCGAAACGTTAAGGTCACTTAGTAGATGGGGAGTTTATAAATGGCAGATTCAAAATTTTTACCATTTCAGGATGCAAACGGAGATAACCTACCCGATGTATGTCCCGAAACAGAATTAGCCCCAGACATATGTTTAAAGTGCTCTCCGAATCCTCTGGCTTCGGTACCGAATTGGAAAAAGAGAAAACACAAAACCCCGTTTCTAAATGAAAAGCTGTGTAAATATCAAATCCCATACAGAACACAGACAACCGCAACGTTCCTCCCGGAAGATTTGGAAGTGGCCATCGATCCTAGCTCCACAGAAGCCCACGTGGAAGCCGCCGCTCAACGAGGCTTGCAGGCTCAGTTTGAAAGATATATGGATCCATATACCGATAACCAGGGGAAAGAGCGTGATGGCGCCATCAAGAGAATTCTCATTGTTAAAAACAAAGAAGTATCTGAGGAAACAATGGCCACAGTTCGTGAAAATTTGGAGTATACCGATTATTATTTAGATGCTCGACCCGGCTCTTATCTCAAAATCCTATATTCAATCGACTTCGATGTAATTGAAGACTTGCCAGATGCTTTGCCGGAAGAAGAGCCCCCCGAAGCCGGCGACATAGTGGTAGAATATGATGCTCACGACATGGTAATGATGGGCATTAGAGTCAGGAAGGGTCTTAACCTCTATGGTCGGTATTATGCTGTTTATCGTGTGTTGGAGGGATCCAATTTAATATTTATTCACAACAGGAAGATTTTTGATTTAAGCCTTTACGGGGACGACGCTCTTCTTGCTAGCAGCCAACAATTGGCGCAGGTGATGACGCAACTAGATGCGTGGCTCAACGTGAAAGGATACAATATCCCAAGTCTTGGTAGTATGTCGTTCTTTAAAGAGCGGATCACAAAAATGGAGTTCACATTTAATTCAGAATACAAATTAAAGAAATTAAAAGTTTGGACTTCTGACTGCGGGGAATATCCACAAGCTTGGAGCGGCTCCTACCTTTCCGATCTCCGAGCACGCTCTGCGTGGAAAGATAAAACCGCGGTAGCATATTTTGCACAATTAAAACAGATGGACTCTGCACTTTCGGCCCGAGTCGAGCGTCCGTGGATAGACGTTGTCACCGAGTTCACATATCCAAAGGTTATGCCCCAGCTTCATGCTGGAGTTCGAGACGTCGAGGATAGAAGAGACGTCCCGGGTTGTATTGCGGATGCCTTGGCCAACGAAATGAAAGTTTTAGGCCAAGATATTCTTGATGAAGTCTTTAGCATCGGCGACGCTATTGCCTACGCCTTCCATAAGAATTTATGCCGGCATGATCCAACAGAAGTAAACAAAGATAATGTGTCGGTCGGCAAGGTCTTCGGGATTCCCGAGATCGAAGACGGAAATAATCTTTGGGGTGCTGCAATTATGCAGGCGCACAAGGAGATTGATCCAAGAGATCAGATATTTGCCCATTTTTGCTTATATTTTCTGACATCTCCGGGAGTTGGTGAAGGTTGTCCGCCGATGGGCCCCCCTGGTAGTTCTATGCAAATGCTGGATGCATTGTGGGCCGGCAGTTTAGAGCGTATTAAAATGTGCGGCTTCCTGGACCTTCTCGGCCAGGTGGTCAAATGTTTGTTGGGCGGCCTATCATTCGAGGAAGCGCTTCGTAAGATGCTACAAAGCGCCCTCAAAGCTATGGGCATCGAAGACTTTGGTGAGTTGTTTGTGGGCCTTCCTCCTGATAAACAATGGGAATTGGAAGAGTTGGTCAAAGAAAAGCTCAAAAAGGGACCCATTCTTCCCGATTCACATGAATATGAGTCAGAGACGGGCAAAAAAGAAGGCGCCAATCCACTTTTTGGAGGAGACGGCGAAGGCGGCATCAGCAATCCCTGGAAAGTTGTGCGCCCATGGGAAAACCCGGAAGTAGTAGCAAGACAGAAGGACTCCATGAGGAACAACAATGGAGAGATGGTACCCACAAAAGCTCCAGGGTACGATCAGGATAGTGCCTCAAAAACCCGCCGGACACTGGCTCAAAGTTTTGCTGTTGCCCAAAATGCAGAAGAATTTGGTGGTATGGATCCTAACAATATAATGGATGCATATTTGCTAGCATTATTAGAGATATTCCAAGATAATCTGATGGGCCTCTTAGATCTGATGAATAAGTTCCCAGGTGCCCAGATTGTGGCATTGTTGATATCAACTATAGATTGCCCGCGCCCGCCCCTCTTTAATCCGGGAGTTATGGACTTCATTAAAAGCTTGAGCTTGCCGTTCTGCCGCGGCAAACAGGAGATTGTTCTGCCGCGCTTTGAAAATCCATTTGTGTGGCTTCCCAAATTTAAAGATATTATGATTGCCATATGGGAGATGGTGAAGATCTTACTAAAGCAGTTGGTGGTGAAAATAATTGTCATGATTCTTGTGAAAGTGTGCGAGTTAATTGGAGATGCTATATGTAAGGCATTGGAGCTTGCCGGCGCCATGGTGACGTCTCTGCCGTCTGTAATTGCCGGCAAACAAAAGTTTGGTGATGTTATCAAGGATGCGGTCTGCGGGCCAGATGCCGACGACGATACTGTTAACAGCACGGTCACTCAATTGATGTCTGATCTCGGTGTCGGCGGCCAAGCTTTATCGAATCCTGACCGCGCGCTATCGTATCTTGAAGATGTTTCTGCTGCGATTACCCAGCAAGAACTAATGGAAGCGGTTTTGGGAAATGCTTCCCCGGAGATGCTTTCGATTGCTGATCAAATCCGTGAAAATGAATATCCCGAGTACAACGATGCGCTCCCGAACGAAGCATCCATCGGAAGCTTCTTCTCAAACGTCGGTAAGTTGTTCCCAGCGCAGTTCAAAAGCGAGTTAAAAGATCTCATAAGAGATCGGGGCGATGACGCTCTCCCGGCCAATCCTAGCATGTGCGCTACCCCTGAAGCAATCGAAGACTTCAAGAATCTAAGGTGCCAACTTCTCGAAGGTCGAGTCTCACCAGAACAGTGCGATGAAATGTTTGAGAAATGGCGTGGCACGCTGCTGGATGATTTGGGAGAAATGTCCGACATTGCCCAAAAGGGTCTAGGCAACTACGTCGCCGATCAACTTCCTCCAATGTTTTCCGATCCCGGCTGTGAAAATGGAATGCTCCCATATGAACCAGAAGAGAATATTATAGCTGCCACAAACGCACTAAAGAAAGATATGGACAAACTTAAGATCGCATTTTCTAGTGATATGCTGGAGAATGGTCCCGGGCCCAAAAAGTGGGGTTTTATTAACATGGTCATGTCTGATACTTTAGGAAATCCTTACACAGTCCACCAAAGAAAAACAGCAAACAGGGCGCCATACGTAGACTTTTATTTGGATCCACAGCCCCCGGGTATGAGCGATGATGACTTTGAAGACGCATTGGGCCTTGACATGGCGAACCTCCCCCAACAGAAGGCCGCCTATCCGATATATATCGCTGATTATCTTATGTATCAATTCCAAAAAGCCGGCAAATCCTTCGAAGACCCCAGTGATCCTGCGACCACTTATGACGTCAATGATCTAGAGGGCTCAATGGTTTTCAATAGCAGTAACGCCTACCAACTCGACAAATATTATAAAAGATCCTTTAAAAAAATGGGAGTAGACTCCGGAGATGTTGACATTATTGCAATGCCAAGTCCCGGATATAACGTTGATGTGGTACCGCACGTTCATGATGGATGGGATGGTGGAGGGTATGTTTCATTTATTCGAAACCTGCGTAAAGACGAGCCAGATATTAAGCTCGAGTTTAAGGACAATGCGTCCGGACAGCGATTAGGCCCAGACGGCGGCCAGTGCGCATTCGGATATGGTTTCGAACTTTCCTGTTTCTTCTCGGATTTGTATAGAGATGGGGAATACAAAAATAGCGAAGGTGATTGGGTGGACGGACCTGTTAAAAACCGCTCGGGCGACAACGTTAGGATCTATATCGCAGAACTGTTCAATCAAGATAGTGATGTATATGATCCAGCAGCCTCTATGATTCAAGACGACCCAACTGACCGCAATCCCAAGAAAAACAAGAAAGAAAAGGAAGAGGAAAAGGGCGTTCTTAAGACTAGAAGATTTGAATTTCTCACATATGATGATTCCCTCGATGATATAAATTTAGAAGATTATCCTAACTTGGCAGCAAGCTTTGATCGGCTTATGCCATCTCAGCCACAAGTGTTAGCTTTGTTTGATTTGTTTGATGGTCGTATAGAGCAGTCGACTTTAAAAGATGCTTATGACTCCTTCATGACAAATGCATTTGAAAAGGTCTCAGCTGAAATTGGAAAAAACAAAACAGCTTGGTCTTTCGGCGCCGAGTATGACAACCTGTCCTATGCTCAATTCGAATATGTTGTGCCCAAGGGTACGAAGCTCGCCAACGGCAGATCCGGCGATTCAATATCCAGTAGAGACGTTGAAGTCCATAATTACAACAATAAAGGCGCTCGCGATGGTACGCGCCCAATTCGCGAAGAGGACGGCATTTTGGGTGTCAGTTTGGATCAATATGAAAATGGCGCCGAAGCCCGCGTAGTTTATTTAGACCCAGTCAAATACGGGGGGAGCTATATGAATCCTCCTCTTTATGTAAAGCCCCTCACCGGTTCCGGATGGACGGGGGTTGTAGATATTTTATTTCCAGAATTGGCACCCTGCAAGCCAAAAACGACGGACTTGGTAAATTTCAAAGAAGTACAGGACAAGATCGATCAACTATACCCTAAGCTTACCAGTGACACGCGACTGCAGTCCGACCCGGACTGTATAGTGGAAGTTCCATATGCGAGAGTTCTAGACCGGCCCGCAAAAGCAGGCTTGATGGGTGCCATCACTGCAACAATTAAGATGTTTGTTAGTGTACATTTCTTGAAATCTCTAGCCACATTCACCACCTTTGCTCCCAAATTCCCAGAAAATTATAGTAATATTTATGCAGCATATATCATCGAACAGATGGAAGAGCAGCTTAAATCAGCCGGTACGGCTTTTCTTAGCGCATTTCAAGACTATGAATTTTGGTACGCGTTCTTAGAGCAATCAGTTCAATTATATGGCTTGCGCATTGGACCAGAAGGGGATATTCCTGAAGAAGATGTCCCAGAGGACGTCCAAGCTGCTCTAAACCGGCTTGACGATCTTCAAGATTCTTACGATTACCCCTCGCGAGAAGATAAAATTCAAGATCCTGATAGCCCATGGTTTGAGACATTAAAAAGTTATCGCGAGAGCAAAAACCTAGAAGCAGTCTTTTATAGTTCTGAAGACGCTAAATTAATTTTGAAAGAGTTGGTGAAAGAAGAATTGAAACTCACAGGCGAGAGGTTTATTAAAAATCTCCGCCCGGCCGGCTTCAAGCCGGTTGCAGAAGACCTTGGCTATTATTATATGAGCACTTTCAGCAATGGAAGCGAATTAAATCTTGATGGCAAAATTGCCGAAGCGCCATTTGGTCTGCCAACGCCTGAAGATCCAGATCCGACTATGCAAGGGTATAGCTGGCCCGGGCCATTCTATTCCGAAGGAAATGAATTTACCACCACTGATGATAAAAAATATGTGGGATATTATCACGGAGAAATAGATCCGTCCGATGGTGGTCTTGTATATAAAAAGGGGCCCCCTACATTTTTGGCACCGGTACCGGTGGCAGACATGGAGCCAGAAGACCAGGAGCAACTGCTAAGACCTTTCGCCTCAAAAACAATAATGGGTCTTACGAGCAGCGCCGGCTTTGTGGGCATCGGAGATATACCCTCTATCGTGGACTCTGTTGGCGGCACCTCACAGCAGCCATTCACAATTAAAAAATACATTAAAATAGGCGGTGCTTTGAAGGATCCCGACGCCGCTGCCAAGGAAGTCAGAGAAAAGGTGACAGGAAACATTTCAGATCACTGGCCCGGAACAATGAGGCTTGTGTATCCCCCCCTCCCGCCGGCCGGCACAGAAGACACACAAAGTTCAGAACCTAAATCACCAGACGCCGGCGGCACTGTAAACTTGAACAGAACAGGCACCGCCGGCGCCGCCAAGGAAGATAAGACGATGGACCCGGTTGGGGTTGATGGTGAGCTTGGGGTCAGATACGGGATACAATTTAGTATGAGGATAGGAGACACAGATGAGGTTATCACCCGCGTCGAAGTTGATGCCTTGGACATTCCGGTATCAGCTTTTAACACTCTCCAGCGCGATAGTAAGTTATTATTGTGCCTGCTGCAGCTTCTAAAGGAAGATCCAAAATATAAGTTAGTTGTAGACTATGTATTTTCCTTCAAGAAGGTGTTGGCAATTTTGGCTATTTACAATGATATGGCTTTCACGCCCTCGATTGGTGAATGGACCGTTGGCCCAGGCCAGATGTCTCATCCATTGATCGCCAACGTCTGGCCGGCCACGCCCGGCTCCGGCGTAAAACCAGGCAAATATGCCAATATTACTTATGGCGAAGTCGACGTCGACGGCGAGGATGTACCCTTTGTGAGGTCGGTTGAGCTTATTGACGGAGCCCCCGGATGGGCGCGCTGGTCCGATCGCGCCGGCGGCTATCAGTGGGATAACGCCTTCTTCCTACAGTATCACGAGTGGGACCAGCAAACTTTAAGGAGGTCTATAAGACTTCTTCGTAAAATGTTTAGAATATATTATCATTCTAGAAAATGGGATCCCGGGGATGATGATAACGGCGCCGTGCAGTGGCTCGAGCAACTCCGCGCAAGGTTTAAAATGTCCCCCGGCGCCCGCTTCTTACCATGGTGGAAGAAAAATCGCCTGAGAGGCAACCCGTACAATGCTGACGGCGAGTTGTGTGATAAAGCAGATTAAGGAGTATTTATTGTGAGGTTGAAAACAAATGGCGTCATTAGCAGTTAAATTACCCCTTACTCAAGATTCGATCAATGGCTTTTCCATGATTACGGATTTTAAAACCCTTATTAAACAAAATTTTAAAATGCTTATCTTGACTAGTCCGGGCGAAAGAATAATGGAGCCCAGCTATGGTGTCGGCCTCCGACAATATTTATTCTTAAATTTTGATCAAGGGACGTTTAACCTGATAGAGACAAAAATACAGGATCAAGTGAAGGTCTATTTGCCGGTGATAACAATCCAACAAGTAGCTATTGACGCGTCTGGCGCTGACTCGAATAGTCTCAGGCTTGAAATCAAATACTCAATTCCGACTTTAAATGTTCGAGATTTGTTAGAATTTACTATTTAAAATAAGGATTTTTAATGGCAGATCAACAGAAAAAAACAATGCCAATTGATTATACTCACCGCGAGTATACATCAATTCGAAGTGACCTAATGCAGATTGCAGAGCGGTTTTATCCTGATACGTTTCAGGATTTCAGTGAGGCTTCATTCGGCGCTATGATGATTGATTCGGTTGCTTACGTGGCCGATCAGCTCTCGTTTTACTTAGACTACAGCGTAAACGAAGCGTTTTTAGATACGGCTTATCAATTTGATAATGTTGTTAGGCACGGCCGAGCCCTTGGGTATAAATTTGGCGGCCGCCCATCTACATATGGAACAGTAGCGTTTTTTGTTTTGATTCCCGCATCCGGCACAGGTATGGGCCCCGATACGGATTATATTCCGATTTTAAAGCGCGGCACTGTTCTTGGCTCTGATTCTGGAAACTCTTTTGTCTTGACCGAAAATGTTGATTTTGCGGCTTCATCTAATGTGACGGTTGCTGCTAGAATCGACTCCGATACCGGCGCCCCAACACATTATGCTATTAAGGCATATGGAAATGTTGTGTCGGGCTTTTTTGGGCAAGAAACTGTGGCCGTGGGCGGCTATCAAAGGTTTTTAAACATCACTTTGAATAGCGCAAATATTGCTGAAGTGCTTTCGGTGTTTGATTCGGAGGGCAATGAATATTTTGAAGTTGATTATCTTGCGCAAGATATGGTCCACAAAGAAATTGTAAATCCAAATTTTAAAAACGACAATGTCTCATCGCTAATGAAACCGTTTCTGGTATCACGAAAGTTTGTTGTAGAAGCCGGCCGCGCCTCGACAAGCTTACAATTTGGGAGCGGTAAAGAGGGCTTATCTAATGTTGTGGCAAACCCGCAAAACGTAGCAGTAGAGGTGTTCGGGAAACAATATATAACAGATGTAGCGTTTGATCCAACCCGATTATCCCAGAACGAATCGTTTGGGATGGTGCCAGTTAACACCAATTTAACCATTACTTATAGGGCCACCAACCCGTTGAATTCCAATATTGCAGTCGGCGGCATCAACTCGGTTGAAGGCGCCAGGTTTGAATTCGTGAACCAGCAAGATTTAACCAACTCAAAAGTGCAAGAGATTATTCAGTCGATCGAGGTGAACAACGAGACACCAATTGTGGGAGCGGTCAGCTACCCTACATCCGGCGAGATAAAGCAAAGAATTTATGACACCTTCCCAACTCAAAACCGCGCTGTGACCCAAACAGATTACGAAAGCATGGTATATAGGATGCCTTTAAAATTTGGCTCTGTTAAGCGCTGCTCTGTGCAAAAGGACGCCAACTCTCAAAAGAGAAACTTGAATTTGTATGTGATATCAGAAGATTCAGAAGGTAAGCTTACTGAGACTAATGCAACGATTAAGAATAATTTAAAAACATGGATTAATAATTTTCGAATGATTAACGATACGGTCGATATTTTGGATCCTTTCATTTTAAATTTTGGAATTCAATTTATCGTTAAGTCTAAGCAGGCCTCTGACAAATATACGATATTGGAGCAGTGTGTGCAAAAACTCAAAGATCGGTTCCTGGGATCGTTTTTTATCGGAGAGCCTTTGTATATTAGCGATCTCTATCAACAACTAAAGGACGTCCATGGTGTGCTTGATGTTGTAAAGGTTAAAATAGTCGGAAACAGTGGAGGCTCTTACTCTGCTTCATCGATTAATATAAATCAAAACATGTCCCAGGATGGCTCGTATTTGGTAGTGCCGAATAACGCAATTCTAGAACTTAAATATCCAGAAGTGGATGTAGTAGGAAAGGTTACATAATGGCAATTAAAAAGTATTTAGCAAATGCTGATAATACGATTGTGAGCACTTATCAGTCGAATTTGACCACTCGCGGCACCGGAGCCAACATGGGCCGATCGGATATCGTAGAGACTTATTCTGTATACGGAAGACAACAAACGAGTGGTAGCGCCACACAGAAGGCCTCTCAGGAATTATCTCGCATTCTCATGAAGTTTCCCATTTCCGACATCAGCACTGACAGGGGCAATTCAGTTATTCCCGCTAGCGGCAGCGTTAGTTTTTACTTGCGCTTGTTTAATGCTGAACACACAAAGGCAGTCCCGCGGAATCTCATACTAAAAGTACTCGCAGTTTCCAGTTCCTGGCAAGAGGGCGACGGCTTGGACATGGAAAATTATGATGATCTAACTAAAAATCAATATCCCGGCTCTAACTGGATGTCCGCGTCCAACACAGAAGCTTGGACTTTGGTGGGGGGAGACTACATCAGTGCCTCATCCCAGTGGGACGACTCCGGGAATCCGCCGGTTTACAGTCAAAGCTTTTCGACAGGGCTGGAAGATCTTGAAATAGACATTAGCGGGCTCGTTGAGCATTGGATTGCCAGCGATATTAATAATTATGGTGTAGGGATTCATCTGACGTCCAGTCAGGAGGCTTATTATTCAGCCTCAGCTATCGAAGGCACTGACGTGCAACACCCGGCCATCGGCCCTATTTTAAACATTACTGGCGGAGCACAAAAATCATGGTATACTAAGAGATTCTTCGGCCGCGGCACACAATTTTTCTTCAAGCGCCCGGTAATCGAGGCGCGCTGGAACTCCACTAAGAGAGACGATCGAGGAGATTTTTTCTATAGTAGCTCGCTGGCCCCCGCGGCAGATAATCTAAACACTCTTTATTTTTATAATTATATTAGAGGGCGTCTAAGGGACATTCCGGCAATTGGCACCACCGGCTCGCTCATGCTCAGCCTATTTTCAGGCTCAGCGACCAATGCTGCCCCATCGGGCTCCAAGCTTATCCTTTCCGACGGCACTATGGCTATTACAGGCGGCTGGGTATCGACTGGCATATATTCTGCCTCGGTTGCTCTTACGGCCGCCTCAACGCCCGTTAAAACGCTTTACGATGTGTGGTGGTCTGGTTCTGGTGATGACCCGTCGACGAACGTGACGGAGTTTGCCACTGGTTCGATTGCCGCCTCAAAGGTGGTGCCCCTTGACCACTCCCGCCATCCAACTTATTATATCAACATCACTAACTTGCGAAACAAATATAATAACTCAGAGACAGCCCGATTTAACCTCTATGTCCGAAATAAAAATTGGAATCCCACGATATACACCAAGGCCAGTTCTGTTGTTCCCGGCGTCTCTATTCATAGTGCGTCCTATCGGGTGTTCCGAATCCGAGACGGCCTGGAGGCTGTTCCCTACGGCACCGGGAGTGATTTTCAGACTGGAATCTCATATGATGTTTCTGGAAACTATTTTGATTTTGATATGAATCTTTTAGACGGGGGATATGCTTATGGATTTAAATTTGCCTTTTATGATCCGGAGCTTTCCACATGGACCGAGCAAGATAAGGTGTTCAAATTTAGAGTAGAAGATTATGAGTATTAAAGACCTTTTTGGTTCGTTCGAAAAACAAAGAAATCTTTTAAGTGATACCACAGAGAAAGATGCATTCTCAGAAATTGAATCATCTAGAAACCTACAACAACTAAGCTTAAAGCAAGACACATTTTTACCAAATGTTGACTATACGCAGCCGAAGACGTTTGCTAAATTTGGCTCTGCATATCTTTATTATAAATCTGCAATTGAAAGAATAATCGAATTTTATCCGTACGATGGTTCTGATGCTGAATTAAATAAATTTTACAATGATTCTCTAAACATAGAGAAGTATATCTTTAATAATCTTTATCCGCGCACAACGGGTTATATTAACTTAAGCGCCACTGGTTATGGCTCCGTTTCATCGGTACTGATCGATAATTCAGTGACGTCACAGCAGAGCTACGGCGCCCCAGCCTCACCTGAGTACATTACATTTTTTGGTGGCCCAAACATTGTAGAGGGAACCACGACACTAAAAGAGATGATGACGGATCCCTCATCCAGCCAGTTCCAGGGCAACAATATTTATGACGCAAGCATCTATACGACTGCCGGCCTGATATCAAATTATGGAGAAGGCACCCGTGAGTCTAATTTAAAGAGCGACTTCGAAGCTGGTGTTACGATTGAGTTTTGGTCTAAAACAGGCTCCGTCGGCGCCGAACCCACACAGACAACCAAACAGGTTCTCTTCGACATGTGGAACAATGAAGTGTCCTCCAGCGCCGCATACGCTCGCCTTACGATTGAATTGACCGGTGGCGCTGGTGCCGTCGGCCCCCTCCTGATTACGGCGCAATCTGGCAACGCTAGCGCATCAGCAGAGAGAGTTCTTACCTCGTCTATTGGGCAAAATTTAGACTTTAATGATTGGAATCATTACGCACTAGCACTCTATAACTCCGACTCAGACTTTATGGTAAAGCTGTACGTTAATGGTGTCTTGAACGATACCAATGTATACAGTGGGCCAAATGCAATGGCCGAATTTAATTCCAAGAATATGATGGGACGAATCGGCGGCCTGCTTACTGCTCCAGCGGGTGCATGCGACTCGTCTCTTGTCTCTTCCTACCCCGGCGCCGGTAAATTAAGCGGCTCTCTGGATGAATTTAGATTTTGGAAAACTGCGCGCAATGCCTCCCAGATTGCCCAACACTGGTTTACACAGGTCCGCGGCGGCACCAATTCTGATCTTTCCAACACAACGTTGGGGATGTATTATAAATTTAATGAAGGTATACTTGGAAACTCAACCATTGACGGAGTTGTCTTGGACTATGCCGGCCGGCTTTGTAATGGTACGTGGACAGGGTATGCAGCCGGCTCAGGCTCCCAAACTTCAAGAAATACCGGTTCGGCGATTGTCTCAGCATCGGCCGCCACCAAAGAATACGAAGACCCCATCATATATGAAACACATACAGGAGTAGCATCCCTGAAGACAGCTCTTTTGGAATCTGGCTCATGGCATGATGGCCAAAATACCGGCCTTTTTAAAAATCTGCTGCCGGCCTGGGTTGCTGAAGAAAGCGAACTAGACGAGGGGACCGATCTAGACAGGATGTGTCACATAGTCGGCACATACTTTGATAAATTGCACATGCAAATAACGTCTATCCCCAATTTTAAACATCATAGTTATGAAAGCGGCTCTGATCGTCCAGTACCATTTGCGCAACATTTGCCACAATCTCTTGGTCTGCATACTCCGGATATTTTTGTTGATGCAACAATTTTAGAAAAATTTAAAAATAGAAGTGATTCTGAATTGTTTGAATCAGATTTAAATGAAGCCAAGAATCTTATTTATAAAAATCTTTATAATAACTTGGCCAACATTTACAAATCCAAAGGAACCGAGAGGGCAATTAGAAACACGCTAAGGTGTTTCAATTTGGATGATAACTTAGTTACTTATAACGTTTATTCCGACAATCAATTATTTGAACTGCGCGATAATCTAAAACAAGTACTCAAGAAAAGAACGTTTGCAAACTTTAATAACAAATATAACACGCAAGCTACGATATATCAGTCAACAGATCCACACTCAGCCGACACCAGGGGCTACATCAGTGGTTCAACGCTTCAACACAGGGACGGCTTTACAACCGAAGTAGCCATCACGTTCCCGAGATTTTTCAGGGCCCTTGATACATTTGAAAGAAACTTTTACACGGCTTCTCTTTTCGGCATGCAGACAGTTAATAGTAGCGCCTATTCTGATCCTGCATTCTTGAGCGAATCAAATGAAGTGGCAAACTTTCAAGTTTATGCGATTAGAGACGCACTATATTCCAAAAATGTTCGGTTTATGCTTACGTCAGCACTTGGCCCCGCTGGCCCGCTTCCCACACTAACGTCTAGCAATACATTTTTAAATGTATACGATAATGAAAATTGGAATTTCTCAGTCAGAATCAAGCCGTCTAACTATCCATTTGCAGATGTGCTGTATTCTTCGTCTGGGTATACTTATGACGTAATTTTTGCTGGCTATAATAACATCCTGGGTACGATATCCAATTCTTTTAAAGCCACCGGGTCGGTCACTAAGGCTGTCGGCCAAACAATGCTCTCGGCGTCTAAGCGAGTATACGTGGGCGCCCGAAACACCAACATTACCGGCGCCAATATTCACAAGACTGATGTTTTGGTATCCAACGCTCGTTATTGGACCAAGTATATCGACGATTATACACTCAAAGAGCACACATTCGATCGAGAAAATGTAGGCATCTCGGGTTCTTATTTAAATGTGTCCCCCCTGACGGCCTCCTCGGCGGAAGAGACGTCCAACTACAATACCCTGGCGATGGACTGGTATTTTGCCAATGTTACAGCCTCGAATGTCACTGGTGATTTTTATGTAGCAGATCTTAGTTCTGGCTCCACCATGGTTCGAGATAATTTTGGCTGGATCGGCAGTACTGCTGGCTGGTTGCACTCCGGCCGCGGCGCAGGATTCGGCACTTCATCGGCGGCGGTGGTCAAAAAAGATAGTGTTAACGAATTTAAGTTTATTGAGCCCGAACGCGCGATATCCTCTGATCAAGTTCAAATCTTAAGCGAAGATGATGAAATATTCGGAACCTACGATCAGGTACCAAATTATATTTACACAATTGAAAAGAGCTTGTACGCATCAATCTCAGAAGAGATTTTAGATTTCTTCGCCGGCGCCGCCGATTTCCATCATCTTATTGGACAGCCGGTTAATCGATACCGCGCCCAGTATAAGGAAATCGAAGCACTGCGCCGAGTATTCTTTGAAAAATTCCAAAATATTCAAACGGTCGAGCGCTTCACTGAATATTATAAGTGGTTTGATGACGCCTTAGCTTTGATAATTCAGCAGTTAGTGCCGGCATCTTCAGGTTTTGTTGGAGATGTATACAACACTATTGAAAGTCATGTTCTAGAACGAAACAAGTATAATTCTCGATATCCCACCATTGAGTTTCTGCCGGCCGATCCAGAGGCGGTGATGGAATCGGTCTCTGTCGCTCCCAAGTACGAGGACTTCACAGGTGGCCCCTCGTCATCCCCACGTAATGTCAATAAGCATCGCAAATATTGGCTCAAGAAGGCTATCCCCGGCGCCGCCGGCGTGGGTTCATACGAGATCTCGTCCGGAGATCCCACGGTGGATAAGGTTCGAAAGGCATTACGCACGGCTAAGTGGAGAAAAAGAGTTACCAGCGGCTCAACCGCACTCATCCTTAAGGCGTCCGATGGCACGCTATACCGCCCGGATATGAACATTCGTAACCAAAGAAAGGCAACGTATGCATTTCCAACCCCGGTGCTCCCTAACACGATTAAAGGCGGCGTAAATTTTGAATCGGCAAAAAATATAGGATATACCTACGCTGCTCTATACCCGGCCGGTCCTGTTAATACTAGCGATTTTGTTTTTATTCCACAAAATGTTATTGTCTCGTTTACCGATGAAATGGCGCCCATTCGGTCGCTGCCGTTGAGAATAGAAGAGTTTGGGCCGAACCGCCTAACCAAAAGATATGTGGGAGCCTATCTTGGCCGTGATCATGTATCAGGCCTTGGGTACGATATTATTAAAAGTTCGATGGTGTACCCATTTAATATTGTAAGCTCGTCAGTAAGTGGCGGATATAACAAGAGAATTATCGAAAGAGTAACATCTAGTATCGAGATAACAAATCTGCACAACGATGTTTACGGCCCCAGTATGGAAGTACCGATGCAGGGTCCGTTTACCGAACACAACGTCGGCGGACACTTCTCCAGGCACGTGCCCCTGAACACCGGTACTGATAATTATCTAACACGCCCCGAAGCTTGGAAACTTTTGTTGGGCAAATGCCCAGAAACTTCCGGAGCCCTCGGCATGGTTGGCCCGGACTATCCATACCCAGAAGCTAACGCAAGGGATATCAATCCTTATCCACTGACCGGCGCGCAGAAGGCGATCTATTATCGCGGTATGGTTGCCAAGCGGCCGTTTAACATTAGAAATATCCAAATCACCACCGCCTCTTCTGTGCTTGGAAATTATTACAAGGCTTATGAAATTGTGCAGACTGTGGGAGCATATGCAAACCCGAAGAAGTTCATAGAAAATAACTCAGAACTCCAGCTTCCAACGCAAATTTTTCAAAATAATTCAACATCGTCCACTCAGACGAGAACAATCTTGGATATACACCGTAGTACTGGCTGGCTCAATAACCAGGGTCCTGAACGCCCGGGGTATTCTGGTTATACTGGTAGTCACTTTAAGTTTGTAGATGATTACTCAGTTAATTATTTGACAGCCGGCGGCCAGAAGGTCTCTTCTGTTATCGTTTCAAAATTCTCAAACCCGGGCGGATTAGAGGTCAGCCCACCCGGGTACAGAGATTTTAGATCTGATGAGTATTCAGTATATAACGCAACTCCCTACCGAAACTTAACCGTAATTAAGCCCTCTCAAGGGCCGTCAGGCAGCATTTCAGAGGCCACCGGTGCTGGTGGGCCTGGTATCCGCGTATTCGACATTCACGGCTATGATTACGGCCTTAGATCGCAACTATCCCGACACACAGCGCAGTTTGGCCGAGATTCGCTCTGGGTAACAGGCACCACGTCAGTGTTTCAAGCGAGTGATCCGCGATCGGGCGCCCCCGGTTCACACTATAACCAGCTGCCCGGGTATCACAAGATTAATAGGAATGTGTTAAAGCTTCCGCGTCTATGCGGCGCCACCTCTACCAGCGCCACAGGCAGCATTGGGATAAATCTCGCGCCGTCGGATGGAGACACCCTCACAATTTATGCCGATGCCAGCACACCAATTGTTTATACCTGGAGGAATTCTCCCTCTCTGGGCGGCGACGTGCAAATAAACGCTGGCATTGCGGACTGCGCCACCTCTTTGCGCACCGTCATCAACAGCCCTTATTCTTCTCCGCGCCTTACGGCCACTCAGGACGGCCACTTGGTATACGTATCTAATGACAGGCCCGGCCCAGCCGCCAATGTAGCCATCGCGGCCACCCCCCCCGATCAGAAGTGGGCTACGCTAGCTGGAATGGCCGGCGGAAGCACCCTTAACGAGCCCACATATTGCGATTCCTACGAATATGACAATTTCTTTGTTCAACATCAAATCCCTCGGTCTGATCGCCAATATGCCTGGATAACTGGTGCTATCTCTGAATCAAGCGATTACCGCTATTATGGCCTCATGCCCACTGCTGGGCCCATGATGGGAAGGTATTCAAGTTCAGCCGGCGGCATTGAGCCGTTCTTCCCGTTTGTGAGTGCTAGTGATTTCGGCTCATACGTGGGCGCCAGCGCTGGCCGAATTTGGGGAACTTCTCGCGCTGTACCGGTGGATGGCACCGTTGATTTCAGCACCTTTCTTCCGACTGCGTTTAGTAACCTAAACTTAAACATCTACGAGCCTCTCACCGAGTCGTCCAACACACTAGGGTATCCCTCTAGCATAGGAGTGTTCAATGGTGATGAGGCAGTAACTCAATATAGAAACGTCACGTTGGTGACGATGAACGTCACTGAAGGTCCGGGCAACAAGGGGCCCACCACCGGACCGGCTTTTAATGCGCTCATGCTTAAGCGTAACGGGCCGTACGGATGGGGAACCTTCAATCAGAGCCATCAAAGCGATCACCCCGTATTGAGAACAGAACGCAGAAACAACAAGCTCTCGCTGGTCAAGTCCGGCGACTCAATTGAGAAGTTTGATTTAAGGCCTGTGTCCCTCAAGGGCCGGCCAGTGATGATTAATTATGATTATGATACGCACACTGTGATCGGCGGTGAAGCCACAACGACGACCGAAAATGTCACTCTTAAGACATCATACAACAATGAATTGATATATTTCAACCAAGCATCGCTGGATGATTATCTGGATATAGATCCAGTAACAGATGGTGAAGTTACCATTTTCGAACAATTGGTGGGTCTTCAAAGCGCTCGCGATTACAACCTTAATTGGATTCATTATTCGGAATGTGTCTATCCATCGTTGCGAAATGAGTTTTCCTCTCAAAGCGCATTTAGAGATGATTACGATAATAAGATGTGGAGAACTTCTCAACAAGATCGCCTCACACTTGGTACATCTCTTAGTAATTCTTTAGGCATTTGGTGGGGCAATCCCGCCCCTTGGTCCGGCGCCCCTGACCCCGCCGGCCGCCTAAGTCAAAGCGCGTGGCCATTAGATGCCCCAATTGACTTCCTTACAAGAACAAGCTTGCCGGCTATTTCAACCATCAACGTCCTCGGTTACGATCTCCCATATTGGAATTCTCTAAAATTCTCATGTTCAGCAGGAGAACTACAGAATGAATATGGATGGTGGCACAGTGGCAGCGGAAAATACAACGCCTACGCCGGCACGCCTTCCCCGTCCCAGCTTGCCATTTGGCAAGATCTGTCCGTCGGCCTCACGATGAACTGCATGTCTCCTGCTGCGCTTTATGCAAGAAAGCACACCCTAAACTCT